CTTACTCACTTCTTTCAAATCATGAACTACTTCACGAGAAAGTTTTATTCTCTTCTTTCTTATTGCCATATTTGGGCGCACTATTCTAAATTTCATTGACACTACCTGTTATACACTGAGAATTTAACGTGTATTGTTTTTAACTATTATTTACTTTTTAAGAATACGTGTATGCGCACGCACATACACGACACGACCCGATCTCTTGGGAACCTTCTTGCGAGGTTTCTTGTTGATGTTCATGGGTACTGGACCGTTGTTATTGTTGATGTTCATGGGTACTGGACCATTATTGTTATTCTTCTTGTTGATGTTCATGGGACTTGCCATATTTATAGTATATAGAGAAAAAAAGGTAGTCGTATCTAATGATAGAGAAATGGATGAAAGAGATCTACACTGAATTGGGACCGGGACATAGTGAGCGAGTGTACCATAACGCAGTCGAGGTCTTGCTGAGGGAGAAAAATATCAAGTATGAATCTGAGCGCATCATACCTGTGGTGTTCAGGGGTCATGTCATAGGCAACGTGAGAGCTGATATTATCATCAATGGACGGTGTGTACTCGAATTCAAAACGATTCGGACCCTGGGAGATGGGGCGGAGTTACAGGCGCATAACTATCTTCGTCTGACTGGTCTGAATCTTGCGTATCTGATAAATTTTCCTCCTCACTCTGGTCGGGAGGTGGAGGTGAAAAAGATTGTGCAAGGACCATCAAAGGAAGAACTCGAGCAAGAATTCGGTAAAATTCTTGCCCATCATCGTAGTGTGTCTGCGGATCTATCACAACTGCTTCCAGGAGTTCCCGAGCTTGATTTAGATGATGCTTAGCCTGTTCGATACAGTAGTGCACAGCCGGCTCTGTGGATGCCATGTGGTTAAAGTGTGGGAGTACATGAGTCTCCAAGTCATAAAGTGCGCAAAGCGTGTGTTCCTCATCGGGTGTCATTTTTCATATATTTGAATACATTGTTATTCGACTTAGGTAATTGATATGCGGGCACAGATCCATTGGGTGGTTTCTTACAATAAATTCTACAGTCACATTTTTGATGTGGACATAAAAAGTCCTTCTTGTTTGCATAACACCGTATTGGCAACATGTAGTCTTTCATCATGTAACGTATAATTCGATCAATGAAAATCATTTAATAAATTTATCTTTATCTCTTTAAAATCATGAGCACATTGGACATTTGTCTAGTTTTTTGAAACACTTCAAACACACAAAATGGGAACATTTCCTAAATTTAACACATTCACCCGTCACTTGACAGTCTGGGCATTCCCGTGTCTTGAACTCTAATATTTCATTATTAAATCTCCAAAAACACGATGTACAAACCTTTAGTCCGGGTCGCATGGATTTACCACAAATCTTGAAATTCGGGCAAGTCATATAATTAGACTGTCGGAATAAATTCCCACCGAAGATCGTGGCAAATTTTTTTCCATATGACATCTTGTTGATATAACTTCTCCTTCGATTTCAAAAGTGGAAAGTATTGGAGATATTTATCTTCGCTCAAAAGTTCGCAAAATTTGTAGAGTACATATGAATATGAAAGGAAATTCTTACGTTCTGTCGGACAATTGGCATCGAAAGGTTTTTGTATATCTTTGAACATAATCCTGAGATATTCTTCCAATTCTTGGGGCATCGATGGGGGTTTAATTCCGTTCAAAATATTTGTGATGTACGGAACATGTTCATAGTATTTGTTTAATCGAAGCTTCTTAAGTAGTCCTCTAATTTTAGCGTGTGTGATGTCTTCCAATTTTTTGATTTTCATCTTTTTGAGTTCACTTCTCAATTGTTCTATGACCTCATTGGGTATTGTGGTCATCTCTTGTGCTTGAAATTGTGACAACCATTCATTGAAATGGTTTTCCCTCTTGTATGAATAGTTAATAACCTTCTCTGAAGTTTCCTGTTCTTCTTTGTATGTAAGTTCTTCACTGATGAGTGTAGCTATGATCACACCACACGAGTCACACACGAGATCACTCGTGTCATGGAAGTGGAGTAGATTACTATCTGGACAAGTTTTACATTTGTCTGCGATTTTTTCCATTGGTTTCGCTATATTCTGTTTTTCAACTTCAATCAGATAATCTGTGAAAATATCTTTCCTCTTGAGACCAACCGTCTCTTTTACATTAAAAATATTATCAGTGTTTGAAATATCTTCACCCTCATCGGTATGTTGATTCATATATGGCATACAGTTCATGATGTAATCAGCCATTTCAGATTCATATTTATTTTTACTTTTTGGATCTTGCTTTATTTTTTCAGTCCATTCTTCTATTCGGTTGTTATATCTACTTAAAAAATTACCTTCCATTCTTATAAAGAAATGCTCATTAAACTTTTAAGTAGTATTTTATTCTTTTACAAATATCTTACTACACCAAGAGATTACTCTATCATCTCAGAAGAGATAGAATATGCAGTCGATCATGATATGAAATATCATATTGAAGATGACTTTTGGTTGAATGAAAGTAAAGATTGGGAAGATGAAATATTAGATGAGTATTATCTGAACGTAACGGGTAAAAAATTTAGACACACGATGGTTCCCCAAAATATTAAATGGATTATTCTTCGTGTGAGATACTACTTCAATGGTAAGCAGCATACAGCAATTTCGAATGATATTGATTTTAAACCTGGTGACAACGAGGACGAATCGATGCATTTTAGCGTCCCATTCACTAGTGCGTGGGTGGTCGATCATGACGATAAACCAGTACGAAACATTACTGAAAAGGTGAAGCGGTACAGTGGACCAAGAAATGATTTTCATGGACAAAAGGTTTCACTCGAAGATTTTTTATATTATGATAGAGATGTTCTCGAAAAACAGTTCCCTAAAATTATTCTCAAAGGTACACTCGGTTTGCAAAAGGTTGTATCAACATTAGATGGTTTCACTACTGATCTTCAGATACCTTAGTCGCTAGGTAAAATTTGAGTTCACCTAAATTGGCTACATTATACTTTAGAATCAAAAATCGATTTCCAATTTCCTGTATAATTTGCACAGACGCACACATACTCGTCGCCTTTGTAAAGATATTCATATACTTCAGACTGTATAAACCCGTGATTATCGGACTTTCATCGGGACATTCAATCGTCGTCTCTTGGTTGGCAAAGTCACCATCACATTTTAAGTGGATATTTTTACCATCTCGACGAATTTCAATGTCTGTACCAATGTTAGACATATCTCGACATAGTCTTTGAAAATCTGCCGATGGAAGTGTAGTTACGGTTGTCATTTCAACTGTGGGAACTTCGATACGACTTTCATTGATGTCCAATAATTTCAACTGAAATTTGGAATTTGTTTTTTTAGTCTCACTTATAATTTCAATATCCATATATTCCTTTGAGTTGATGGCTATTTTGAGAACATCATTGTTTGTGATTGTCTTTAGAAGTTTGAAGGTGTTTGAGATGTTAATACCAGCGATGATCTCCTCCTGATCACAATGATATTCCTCAAAGTTGTCAGCGGCGAGAAACATATCAATAAGAGATGTCCTCGCCGTATCCAATGTGACGATATACATCCCATCTGGTTTAAAATATATATTCACATCGTTAAGAATATCTTTGAGTACTTCAAATGTGGACTTAAAAGCTGAAGCTTGTATCGTCACAAGTTTCATGTCTATTTTGAAATATGTGTTACATCTTTAAATCTGTATATGTGACACCCTTTGATACATCTCGATTGATTTTTTCTTCGAGTTCTTTCGTCATTGCAGGTTGAAGGGATTGACCGTATTCATCAAGACGAAACATATCACCGACAGTTTCTCCACCATCAAGACTGGTCATGGAACAACTAAACGCCCCAATACCAGAATGCTCAACCTCCCTTTTCGGTAAGAGGGAATCTAACCAATTCTTGATCTCATTTCCAACGAGAATTTTACCATTCTTCGTAAGCATAGTGGGAACACGGTTAATCTTATTTCTATAGTTTGGTGGTATACCCTGTGTATTGATGTTATGAAAATGAATGAGCTGCTTCAGCTGGGGAACTTTATTCACATACTCTATAACATCCATAGAATGTTTGCATCTCGGACTGTAGATCAGGAGCGACATCTATTATGTATATGGTATTTAGTAAAAAAAAATTAACGCATTATAGTAAATATGAATTACTTGATTGTGATCATTCTTCTCATTGTGGTAATTTTTCTCACGACTTCTCGTGAATCTTTCACTGAGGCATTTGGTTTATCAGGGTACACGAAACCAGTTGGTACGGTAAAGTTGACCGATCCCAGACCAGATCTTTCTAAATACACTGAAGTTGAAGCCAGTGTTGATAACGACAACATCGAAGAGTTTGTACTCCAAGCCAACAAAGAAATATCCAGGCGTACTGGTATTTGTACGTATATCATAGAAACTACTGCCATTCGTCACTATAAAGGCGAAGAGAAGGACATTTATGAATGTATGTTTATGGCCGTTAAGAAGGATGGTTTCTCATTTGGTTTCTCGGTCGTCGCTTCGTATGAGGTTGAAAATGGAAAGGTTCGTATCGTGTCGCTTCGATCCCAACCTCTTGGTGTGGATGTACCCAGTGACGTCTCCGCCTTTTCCGACGGTTCTCCAGGTAAGGAGTTTCTAGACTACAAACTAGTCAAAGAAATCACTTCTCCCACCAAGGCTGAGTTGGATTCGGTAAAAAATAAATTGCAGTAATTGTAATGATCAGCATCGATGATGTAACGAAGATTGATGTAAAGAGAAAACAACTGCGAAAGGAAATTTACATAAAAATTTATGAACAATTTTCAAGTAAAATCAAACAGTCTGTAGAGTATGGTCATAAACAGATCTTCCTGACAGTTCCATCATTTCTTTTAGGATATCCAGTGTTCGACAGAAATGCTGCGGCGAAATATATAGCTCGACAATTTACTCTAGGTGGATTTACTGTAAAACAAGTGAGTGACTACGATATTTATGTATCGTGGTTCGTTCCAAAAAAGAAGAAGGAAAGGAAGGAGCCCGAGGAAGAAGATGGAGATTTTCCAAATCTCATGAACCTCAAGAAAATGGCTAATCAATACAGGAGGAGTGCGTAGTAAAATCTCAATTTAAAAACCACTTTAATCATAAATGGACAACCTCAATATTCTCGTTGAAGCCAAGAAGGAATATTTGGGACAGATGTGTCTCATTATGTGCCCACCTATGATTGAAGTCTTTCAGGATATGTACAATGAGTCCGTTTCTCTTTCGAAGGGTCGTAAGGTGCTCATCATGTTTCAGAAACTTCTGAAGGAAGTTCCCAACTGGTCAAACGCCATGTCAAAAAATCACAGTGACAACATAACGAATCGGTGTGCTTGGTTCAATGATCTTCTCGCCGCTGTATTCGTGGCGTGTACCAAGATTCTCTCCTCTGTCCGTCTTAAGGCGGACAACAAAAAGATTTCCCTTAAGCTCCCAACGGAGGAGGTTTTCATCCAGACGTGCTACAACAACATTGCCAAGGACATCTACAAAGATCCTTACGTCTTCAGCGAAGAACAGAGTGAGTATTTGAGGGATGAGAAACTTACTATGCGTTTTACTCTTGCGATCGAGAGTACAGTCAAAGAACTCATCCCAGTTCAGCAAATCCTTCAGACGTACATGTCCCAAGAGACTCGCGACATCTCTCTCGATGGTGAAATTCAGGATGGTGTCGATCCCGACGTGATTGAAGATGATCCAATGATGGAACCAGAGCCAGAGCCAGAGCCTATGATGGAACCAGAGCCGGAGCCCATGATGGAACATGACCCCGAACCCACCGGACTCGAGAACGAGTTCAAGACCGTTCCAGGTGTTCAGGCTCCCCAGGCCGAGGCCGATGCCGAACCCGAACCTAGCTTCGAGCCCCAGTCGGAGCCTCAGCCTCAGCCTCAGCACCAACCCGAGGGTGACGATGACGTACTTTTCGGTGACGCACCGGAACAGCGTACAAAAAATCCCAGGTATTATTAAATGGAACTCTCCGATTATCTTCGCGATCCCATGAGCGCGGCGCTCATCGCGGGAGGTGTCACCGCCGGCTATATTCATCTCAAGGCGCATCTCAACAATGAAGGAAAACTCGAACTCAACAAGTACACGAAACCAGCGGCTCTTAACGCGATCCTCGTGTTCTTCATCGTTTCGGGTGGTATAGGCCAAAAGGAAACGATTTCCAGTGAGCCTTTCTAACTTAAAGATTACACAATTAGAATAAGAAAATGGCGTCCGTTACTGCGTTTAACGAGATGATGGGTCAATTTCTTGTGGAATTGCACAAGACATTTCCAGAGGAAAAGGGTATTAAGAAGATGATGACTTCTTTCGATGTATTGAAGTCCACTAATCCACGTCTCGTGGTAGATGGTTATATGAAGGGTGTCAGCCCATATGCTGAAAAGATTTCTGCGAAAGATGAAACGTTTTTACTCAAAGAGATCGATACGATTGAGTTTCTCAAGGATCTCAATATCAAGTCATATTGGGAGCGAATGTCTGGTAATACACGATCTGCGACCTGGCAATATCTTCAAACTTTGTATATGCTTGGCACCACGATTACATCGATCCCTGATGACACTCTAAAGATGATCGAGGGCATCGCCAAGGATTGCGCCGACAAGATGCAAGATGGAGATGGTGAAATCAACCAGGATGCCCTCATGAGTATGATGGGCAACATACTTGGCAGCTTACCCAAAAAATAAACCTATACATATACTAAATGAAAGTCTGGTTTGACGATCCCCAGCAACTCATCAGGGCTGATAGAGTTTCTCAGTTCTGGCCCACGAATGAACAAACTCCAGAGGATCGTATCAATGCCGCCTCTCGTTTTGTCATTTATGCGAGTTGTCTTATTTATCTCATTCGTCGTGATCCACGTATCTTCGTATTAGGAGCCACGGTCATCTCTGTCATTTTTGTTCTTTATAAGTCCAAGATGGTGACGACTACACCTGGTTACACGGTACAAGGTGAACCTTCGTGTCAGATGCCCACAGAAGACAATCCTATGGGAAATGTGCTCATTACTGATTTCACTGATGCCCCAAATCGTTTAGAGGCATGCTATTACTCCAGTGTGAAATCATTCGCGAACAATTACACGAGTGATAGGATTCCTATGGATGGTGGTCGTTCGCGTTCTCCTCTTCCTAAATATATGAGAAATGGTGTTGATCGCCAATTTGTATCTAACCCAGTGACTAAAATCCCAGGGGATCAAACGGCGTTCGCCGAGTGGCTCTATGGATCCAAAAATGGTCCAATGTGCAAGAGTGATACGAGGTACTGCGATCCAAACGCTCGTGGCGTTCAGCTCGAGGCGTTTGCTGGTCTTGGGGGTGATGGGGACATCAGGGGTCCCCGTGGTGGTGGAAGTGTGCGAGGAGGTGGTGGAACGTATAGTTAGATTAATATTCTTATGTAATAATAAATGGCATATCAGCTTCAGCCTGGCCTTTCTCGCGTTCAAAATGCAGGTGCTGTTCCCCCAGTCAAGGCGACCGACGAAGTTTTCGTGTATCCCCAGCCCAGTACTCTCAACTGTGGTGAATGCCGTCCAAACACGATGCTCTACGGTACTGCCCCTTACATGGCGGGCAAGGGTTCCCCAGCCCAATACATAGATACGAGTGATCAACTTCGTCCCCAATCAACTTCTCGTTTTAATAAGAACATCGTCCAAACCTATGAGCGTAAACTCTTCCCACTTTCAAACATGGAATGTAAGGTTCCTCTCCGTACCATGCGATATGAACCTGCGAGCACCCGAGCTGAGGTTCAGAACGGTCTTTTCCAGCAAAGGTACGCTAATAAAAATGTGGGTAAGAAGTAAGAATGGCTGATCCCATTTCACTCATGGCTGTGGCCGGTTTAGTATATGCTGGTCGAACTTTGAGTACTAGGTCTATTCCACCCCCTGTGAAGGAGGTTGAAAACCCGGTAGTCAAAGCTCCTGTCGAAGTATTAAATAACGATTTCGAACCCGTACCCCAAAAGAGGGAAATGGAGAATTTCGGTGACATCGCAATGCAGCAGCGGAGTGGTGGTCAGGAAATTCTCAATATGCGTAACCGTATGTATGATCAGGGTCGCATGAACAATTTGTCCCCAGTCGAGAAACAACTCGTCGGTCCAGGTTTAGGTGTTGGCAGCGACACCCCAGCCGTTGGTGGATTTCAGCAGATGTTCAGGATTAACCCTGTGAATGTCGGTGAATATAGGCTTACCACCCTACCTGGTCGTTCTGGTCCAGCAGCTGACACCACTGGTGGTCGCTCCGCTGTCGTTGGTGAACTCACTCACAATAAGCCTGATACAACCGCCTTCCTCCCGTCCCGACGCCCCACTGTACAGGGTCGCGCTCAAGGTATGTCTGGTGTCGTTCCCAGGAATGAGCATGAAAGAACTAAGCGCACAACAAACCGATCTGAGACTGGTCTCCGAAATGATGGCCTAGGTTTCAATGGTGCTAAGCGTTTCATTTCTGCCCAGACGATGTCTCAGGATCCTACACGATTCAAGAGTGACCGTAATGATACGCAGTACAATTACTACAATCAACCCGCCCCAGGTATTTCCAATTTCCGTGGTGCATACGAGAATAGCGCAGCCTCTAAGATTGTGGCTAAGACCAATGATGAACTCATGAAGTATGGTTTCCGCCCCGAGGATCGCCGTGGTAAACCTAACAGAATGGGGAATGCTGGTCGTATGAATGTTCGTGAGAGCGCCCTCAAACAAGGTGGTCGTCTCACATCGGTTCGATCCGATACGAGTCGTGTTGATGGACGTGTGAATGCTGCCAACGGTGGTTGGACTCAACAGTACACACAGAAGGCATACCACCAATTTAACGCGTACAAGGGTAATGCGAACCCCAATGCACGTGACCTTGACATCGCTAAGCGTCAGCTTCAGAACAACCCACTCGCTCAGGGTCTTTATCAGTAAGTATTTCAATTAGCAGACAAAAACATTCATTAAAATATTGTGCCTATATTTTAATGAAGGTGTACAACCTATCTATTGATAGTAGTCAGCGTGATGCGAATGTGTATCTACATGCAAATAATTACACAATCACTCTCGAAAATCCGATTTATGATGTTTCAGAGGTTAAATTAGTTTCTGCTCGCATTCCCACACCACAATTGACGGTGTGTTCGACGAATAACACGTTCAGTGTTGATGGTCAGACTATATCATTGGAGAATGCAGATTACCCAACTGGTGGTGATTTAGCAACGCATTTAGAAAATGAACTTGCACCACCACTCACAAATGTCGATACAGTAAATTTTGACACGGACACTAAACGGTTCACCTTTTCGAATACAACAATCGGTGACAACAATTTTACTTTTGAATTTCACACTGGAACGAATGGATTTCTCGAAGATTCCTCTTCCGTGACCACACCTTATCAAATTTTAGGGTTTTCATCGGCTGACTACACGTCTGAAAGTAATGTACTTATATCTGGTGCTATAAATTTAGTTGGTCCAAATTCACTTATATTAAAACTGACTTCTGGTTCTGATGATTTCGCACAGAGTCTGTACACATCAACACCGTTTTATACTGGGCACATGCTTCTCGATGGCTCGGATTTTATAAATTTTAACGGCACTGATGATACACTTACACACCACTTTCATTCTGGACCCCAAAAATATATTCGAGATATAAAGATTGAATTTTTCTACATGAGTAATGGACGTTTAATCCCGTATGATTTTATGAATCAAGATCATATTCTAAAGTTTGAAGTTGTGGGATCTACAGATAAACTCGAAGGACTCCCAAAAGTTCCTATTGAAGATGTAGTTGAGAAAAAGGAAGAAGAATCTATAAGCATTCCCGAAATCCAAGAGAATGTTTATAGATGGAAAATATATATCGCACTAATTGTCGTAGTCGGACTACTCCT